GATGTCGGTAGAGCATATGGGATGACTCCTGATCAAACTCAGGAATTATCAAATATGGTAGAAACTGATGATAAAGGCAAGGATTATATGCCAGAAGAAATCAGAGAACAATATCCAGAAATGTTTAAATATATTGATATGGTAATAGGAACAATTACATCACTTGGCAGACATGCAGCAGGAATTGTTTGTAGTCCTACAGATATAAGATATGATTTTGGAACATTGTCTATTACATCAGATCCACGTCCTGTAAGCCAAATAGATATGCACGAAATTGATTCTTTAAATTATGTAAAGTTAGATTTGTTAGGATTAAATGCTGTTGGATTAATTGATGGTGCTTGTAAACTTGCAGGTATAGATTATTTAACACCTGATAAAGTTAATTTCTCAGATGAAAATGTTATTAACTCAATAGCAAAAGATACTACATTGATATTCCAGTTTGAAAGTGGTTTTGCAAGTGATTCATTAAAAAGAACACTTAGTAAGGAAACTTTGGAGAATATTAAAGCACAGAATGATAATATCTCATATCTTGATGTAATGGCTATGGTTAGTGGTGCTATTAGACCAGCAGGTGAATCTTATAGAGAACAGTTATTCAATGGTATTTACAAAGATAATGGCAATGAAGCACTTAATAATTTCTTGAAACCTACGCTTGGTTATTTAGTATATCAGGAACAGATTATTGATTTCTTACATGACTTCTGTGGATTTACTATGGGGCAAGCAGATATTGTCCGTAGACATTTTGCTAAAAAAACAGGTACTGAAGCAGATATACCTATCATTGAAAATGGTGGATATATGGTAGACATTCATGGTAATAAAGATGATAGATATATTCCAGGATTTATTGCAATTGCACAAGAGAAGTATGGAATGACCGAAGCTGAAGCAAGAGAGGCTATAAAATCATTCTTGGTAGTAATTGAAGATGCATCTAATTATTTGTTTTCACGAAATCATTCCGTTCCATATAGTATGATAGGTCTATTTATTGGATGGTTAAGATATTACCATAAGATTGAGCTATTAACATCAGCGTTGAATGTTTATGTAGACAATAATGAAAAAATGTCAAACATCAAAGAATATATCAAATCACAGGAAATAGAAATCAAAGGAATAAAATTTGGCAAATCCAAAGCACAGTATTTCATGGATAAAGACGAAAATGCCATTTATCAAGGAATATCTTCTATAAAATATTGTAATGATCAGATTGCAGACGAATTATATGAATTGTCTAAAAATCATTATGATAATTTTGTTGATTTACTTTCTGATATTATATCAAAAACATCTGTGGATAATAGACAATTACATATTCTTACAACACTAAATTTCTTTTCTGAGTTTGGTAAGAATAAATATTTACTATCAATTATTGATATGTACAACTTGTTGGGAAAATGCAAGACATTGAAAAAAGATAAAATTGCATCACTGAACATTAGAGAAGAAGATGTGAGAAAATGTGCAGAGAAAGAGACATCTAAACAGTATAGCAATGTTGATAAAGACAAACTTGTTAAACTTATGATAAGCGGTTTAGAGAATAAGCCACTATCAATAAAAGAACAGATTGTATATGAACAAGAGTATCTTGGAAACATAATGTATAAAAATCCGAAAGCACCAAAAGATATGTATTATGTTCTTGAGTGTAAGTTCTATAAGGATAAAACAAAACCATACCTTATGCTTTATAACATGAGAGATGGTGAGTATCTTAAAACAAAAATCACTTCTGGAAAGTCATTCATTGAATCCCCATTTATAGCAGGTAATGTCATCAATGTAAAAGAGTTTGGTGAAAGAAACAAAATGAAAAAGGTTGGTGGCGATTGGATCAAGACAGACGAAAAAGAGAGAATAGTAAAGAAGTGGGATGTTTATTAAGGAGATGTAAAGTTGGATAAAATAATTGAGTTTAAATGTGTACCAGAAAGACTTGTATATAATTCTACTGACTTCAAAATTTATGGTGTGTCTGTAAATTCATTTGAATATCCTGATGTACAGATAGGAAAATATGGCACTGCAACTATTAAAGGTAATATTTCAGAACTCAATCTTGGAGTTGACTACATTGTAAAAGCAAAAGAAATATCCGATTCTCATGGAATCGGATATGATGTAGTCAACATAAAACGAGAGAAACCTACAACATTAGCAGCAACAAGAAATTTCTTATATGAGATATTAACACCAAATCAAACGGATGTATTACTTGAAGCGTACCCTGATATTGTAGATAAGATTATGAATAACAGATTAGATGATATTGATTTGAATAAGACTAAAGGAATAAAGGATTATACATTTAATGTCATTAAAAATAAAGTTATAGAAAATTTTAAGTTAGCTGAGATTGTTGAAGAATTCAGAGGATTATTCAATCTTTCAACAGTAAAAAAGTTGTATGACAAATATACATCAGTAGATAAAATCAAGGAAGTTATCAGAGAAGAACCTTACCAATGTTTATGTAGACTTGGTGGAATTGGTTTTAAGACTGCCGATTCATTATTACTTACCCTTGATAAAGATAGCAAGGAATGTCAGAAAAATGGGAAGAAGCCAGTATTGTTTTTTGGATTTGATTTGATTACGTCATACCAAAGAGCAAAAGCATGTGTAGACTATTTACTTGATGAAAATGAGAACAATGGTAATACATATATGCATGTTGGTGATTTGAAGAAACAGTTTGATGTTTTAGTTCCAGAAGCAAAAAATAATTTGCCACTCATATTAAAAGGTGAGAATGATGTTATATTTGATAGAGAATTATTAAGTGTATGTAAAAAAGAAACATATGAAACAGAGAAATATATATCAGATAGGATTAAAGAAGGATTACAAATACATACCAAATGGGATTATGATTGCTCTAAATTTCAAGAACTTGATGGATTCAAATTAACAGACAATCAGTGTAAAACTTCTCAATATATGTGTGAAAACAATATAGTTCTTTTAGTTGGTTATGGTGGTAGTGGTAAATCTTCAAGTACACAGGCATTTGTAAATATGTTAAATGCTTATAACAAAAGGCATTTACTTTTAGCACCAACTGGTAGAGCTGCAAAGGTACTATCAGGTTTTACAAATGAAAATGCTATGACAATCCATAGAGGTCTTATGTATATGCCACCTGCTGATTGGGGATTTAATGAAGAAAATAAATTACCATATGATGTAGTAATTGTGGATGAGTTTTCAATGGTAGATATTTTCTTATTTAGGAAATTGCTTGAAGCTATAGATTTTGAAAAAACAAAATTACTTCTTATTGGTGATGATGCACAGATTCCTTCTGTTGGTGCTGGTAATGTACTTTATGATTTGTTGAAATGTGAGAATATTCCTACTATCACACTTGATAAGGTATTCCGTTATGGCAAAGGTGGTTTATCTACGGTTGCCACAGATACACGAACTGGTACTGAATATTTAGATAAGACAAAAACAGGTATGCAAGTGTTTGGTGAAGATCAGTCATATATATTTATGCCAATTCTTCAAGATAAACTTGTTGGATATACTGTAAAACTTTATCAGACATTGTTATCCAAAGGGTATTCTGTTGATGATATTGCAGTCTTATCTTGCTATAATGTAGGTGATTATGGAACAGTAGCGTTAAATAAGAAGATACAAAACGCAGTTAATTCTAATCCAAAGGCGAAAATCACATTTGGAGATACAGAATTCAGATTGAATGACATTGTAATGAACTATGCCAATGATTACAAAGCAATTATCTATAATGAGGAATATATTGATGATAAAAATACAACATTTATTGCTAATGGTGAATCTGGCAGAGTTGTAAAAATTCTAAAAGATGCAATGGTTGTTGATTATGATGGAACACTTATCTATATCCCAAAAAGTTCTATGAAAAATATTCGATTGGCTTATGCCATCAGTACACACAAATCTCAGGGTGGTCAGTTCAAGGTGGTTGTTTTAATTACACCTAAAGCCCACACATTCATGTTGAATTCCAATTTGTTATATGTAGGAGAAAGTAGAGCAAAAGAAAAATGTTATCACCTTGGAGAGATTCGTACAGTAAATAATGCACTTAAAAAGAAGGAAAATTTTGATAGAAAAACAATGCTTCAGATATTTATGAAAGCAGAATAGGAGAATATATGAATAGTAAGTCAAGTATTTTTGATTCGATTTTAAATACAATTGAGTCAGAAGATATTAGAAAATTTGCAGAAAGATGTATTGAAACAATACCAGATTATTTTTGGAATGTGGGTGCGTCAAGTACGGGAAAATACCATCCTCAATATGCTCTTGGTGATTTAGGATTGGCAAGACATACATGTGCTTTAGTAAGATTCTTAAACCATATTTTTGCGGTTGATTGCTTTGGTAAGAATTTTACTCAAAGAGAGAAAGATTTAATGAGAGTTGCAGGGATGATGCATGATTCACGAAAAAGTGGGAATGATGATGACTTCACAAAAAATAAATATACAAAGTTTGACCATCCTCTTTTAGCAGCTAATGTTATTCGTGAGTTAAAAGGCAATGAACTTTCTGACGAAGAAATCGAAATGATTGCAACTATAATTGAGAGCCATATGGGTGCATGGAATACTGATAAAAGAAGTTCAACGGTATTGCCATTGCCTAAAAACAAATATCAGACAATTTTACATTTAGCAGACTACCTTGCAAGTCGCAAAGATATAGAAGTTCTGTTTGATGGGGTTGAAGTACCAAAGAAAGAAACCGTTAAGTTAGAGGATTATGTTCTGAACTTTGGAAAGCACAGTGGCGAGAAGCTTGTTGATGTTGCTCAGTCAGATCCAAGTTACATATCATGGGCTAAAGAAAATATGAATAGAGAGCCAATTAAGAGTTTATTAGCTCAACTGTAGAGAATAATACAGTAGCAATAATCGACAGTTTCTTTGGAAGATTGGGGGTGAATGAGTTGTTAGATGTTGCAATTAAATACAAAGAGCAATTAGAAAAACTACAATACGATATTTGGTTCAAAGATAAATATAAATTTTGGAATAGTGATACATATTATGATGCTATGACTATTGATGATAGTACATGGGAGCGACATCAATTTGTTTCCATTAAAGATGACAATGTGATTGGATATATTAGTTATTCTGTAAACAGAAGATGTAATTATGCATACAGTTTAAGCATAATGAATTTTACAGACGATAAGATAACGTTTGGTATGGATCTTGGACAGGTATTGCAAGATATATTCGAAAAATATAATTTTAGAAAGCTTGATTTTTATGTGGTTGTTGGCAACCCAATTGAAAAATCATATGACAAAATGGTTAAAAAGTATAATGGAAGAATTGTTGGAACTTTCAAGGATGATGTAAAGTTAATTGATAACAAATATTATGACACTAAACATTATGAAGTTACAAAAGAAAACTATATGGGTGCTAAAAATAAGTAACAAGAATCCATTATTTCTTGTGGAGATTAGGAGGAAAGATATGGGAATAAGATATATGTGTAAAGAAAGAGAAGATAATTTAATTGACATCAATGTATATCGTCATGGATGTATGGAAGGACTATATAACTGTGAAGGTAGATTCAATACAAAACATGTTTTTAGTGATGGATTTAACCCTGATGATGGTTGGTATCGTATAGCTGATTACAGAGTAAATGACTTGAAAATTTTTAAGAAGAAAGGAATCAACATTACATACGGTGACAACTGTAAATACGTTAAAAATTTAGTAGAAAATAATAAATAAATCTACAGTAAACTAAATTTTCATTAGATTAAAAAAATAGGAGGATTAATTTTGAAAACAGTTTTTAACTGGTTTGGTGATGATTGGAAGAGAGTAAAGAATCATTGTAGAACCACGGATAATAAAGATTTTACAGAGAACGAAGCAACAGATACTTTTAAAAAGAAGTTGCTTATATCTGAACATTCGCCAATTAGATTACTTGAATTTGATTGGTCATGGAAAGGTATTTATTATTGGCTGAGTACAGAATGGTCAAGACATAAATTTGAAAAATTTATTAGCTCTCAAAGAGATGATAGATTGGTCGATGATACTCCACGAGGAAAGAAACCACAAGATGCATTGGTTAATTTTGATGGTTATGCTAATGAGCAAAACTGTATTGATGGATGGAGAAAAAGATTGTGTGGAAACGCCACACCAGAAGCCGTTGAATTGGCAGAAGATTTCAAAATTGAATTACATAAAACACATCCATTAGAATCAGATGTTTTAGTACCTAATTGCATTTATAGGGCAGGGTGTCCTGAATTTCGTTGTTGTGGTAAGATTGCTGAATTTATAAAATGGGCAAAGGATAATAACAAGAAAATTAATTGGCTTAATATTCAAAATAGATATGATTTATACAATGAATGGTTTTATGAAGTACACAAGTAAATGTTCATTTCATAGGAGGTGATTAATACGAGAGATCCAAATAGATTATATAACTTTTACAACGAAGTAACCCGATTACACATGACATATATGCCTGATTGGAGAGTAGGACAATTTTGGATGAACTTCTTATGTTGGGTACAGAACGAAAAGAAACGAGATCCGTTCTTCCCAGAAGAGTCAGAAATGCTTACATATTTAAAAGAATTTTGTGGAGAAAAGGAGGATTAAATGAATAGAGTTAATATTGCAGCAAGAGTCAATGAACTCAATAACGCTTCCGAAGCTT